CAAATCCTTTGTAATCTACAGGAGAACTGTTATTTAATTTAGAATGAGAATGTGATCGTGCAGCAATACCCAAATCAGCTAATGTATTATTTCCACTTGCTAAAGTATGTCCGTTAATTTGTGGTTTATTAGTAAGAGAATTATAATTTGACGTTCCCGTATCACCAGAACTATTTCCAGTTTTCCAAGCAACATTACCCTTATCATCTATAACCAAATATTTTTTGGCAGAAGACAATTCTGTTAATCCAGAAAAACTAATATCACCTGTTGTGTATAAATTCTTAGTATAAACTTGTAACCATTTGTGATTCGTTGTTCCTAACTTAATCAGCGAATCGCATGTTGCATTTTCAGAACTGGCACTTCCAGGAATAAAACAAACATTTCCATCTTTAGCCACTTCAAAATGTATATATGCTGTACTATCTTTCATTGTCAATAATTCAACGTATGTGCTATCTTGTGTAACATTTGTTTTTACACGGGATTGATATTCCATTTGTTTATAAATAGAAGACATTGTACATGAACGATCAAAATTTGAATTACTAACTGTATAATCTGAATATTCTATAAAAGATTTATTTTGTAAACCTGTAGATATATCAGTAGTTCCACCAGATGACATGGAAAACGAATTCACCCATATAAATGGAATACTGTCTTGTACAGCATCAGCATAAATTCTATATTGTTCTTTTGCTGTAATAGAAGTAGCTGTAATATCACCTGTAAAATTACCTGTTGCACCAGATAGCGTACCTGTAAAACTACCACTAGCCGCACTAAGAGTACCCGTAAATGTTCCTTTTGCAGCGTTAAGACTCCCACTAAATACACCATCAGTAGCATTAATTGTTCCTGTAATATCAACACCCGTAGCAGTTAATTTGCCACTTGTGGAGATACTTGCATGAACGCCAGAAGCATCACCAATAGATAATTCTCCACCAATAACGTGAGGAGAGTAGATATATGTACCAGTAATTTTAGTTCCATTATAACCAAGAACACTCGATAAATTTAATAAGTCCTGTTTTACGCCATTTGCCGTAGTATCATCAGTATACTTATTTTGCTTTGTCCAGTCAGTTGAGTTATATTGTTCCGATTCTTTTCTTTCAGTTACACAAGTAAGAATATCACCAGAACTACCAACAAACCATAAGTCACCTACATTATAAGGTGTTTTTGGAGTATCAGTAAATATCTGCGCTTTGCCATTAATCTCATTCCAAACTGATTCTGGCACATCCCCCGTAAAATCATCCCACGAAGAACCATTCCACATTTTCACGACATTATTTGTAGTGTCATACCACAAATCGTTTTCATGTGATTTCTTTTCTTCATCAGTCCAATTTACAGATGGATCATCACTCTGTCTGAATGTGTCAATCTTGCCATCAATCTGTTCTTTTACAGTAGCCATGAACTCATTTAGAGTATCTTTAACAACCACATTTTCTGTACCTGTAATGCTATCCCATGCGATAGAAGCGTTTCCTGCCAGTCGAATATTTCCATTATCATCAATGTATAACTGTCTTTCATAAGTTATATTACCTTCATCATCTGTAATTTCCTTACGAATCGTAAATACATTTTTGTTCATCGTATTAGTAGTCACAATGATTCCATCTTTAGCCATTTCAATAGACTTTTCTTCATTGTAAATACCTACTTCGCTTGTAAGAATTAAATTACTTACAATAGTATCAGCAATAACACCATAAGATTCTTTATATGTCTTATTTTTTGGATCAAAATAAATAAAATTACCAATACCAGCTCTAGCAGTTTTCCAATTATCATCAGTGATATAAATTCCATGATTGATAATTTTTAATTGTGAGTTTGTATAATCAGAAAGAACATCATCATATTCTCGACATAATAAACCATGCTCATCCCATGTGATATCCTGGTTGTCTGCATTGCTAACGATTTTTGTATTCGTCATACTCAAACCTTTAGCAATCATTTCATTCATTTTATTCTTGAAATCGGTATTAATGGTAGATTGTCTAACTATACCACTATAGGACGTAGCCATCTTTTCTGCGGCTTCTTCCAATCGTTCATAATAAGACAATCCATCTGGAAGTTTGACAATGTCAGAGAACGTTACACTAATATTTTGAGTATCAGAAAAATCAATTTCATACTCAATAATTCTAAGTTGATATATTTTGTCGTCAATTCCAACGCAAATCCAGTTACCATTTTTGAAATTATTTGTCACAGGTTCAAATTCTTTCATACGTAAGAAATTCTTAATCGTTCCTGTGATAGAGTGTTGTAGAGTAGCAGACTTAAATAATTCTTTCGTGGCAACTGTGATAAACTCAATTGCATTCTTCATTAAGTCCGTATTGTTAAGTCCATCTGAAATGTAATTATCATTAGAATATTTGTCCATACGAATAAACGAACTAAATTCTTTGTATAAATCAATTCCAATGTAATTTTTGAAATTCAGTGCATCTTGTACTTCTGCAATAATTCTTTCAATCTCAATCTGAATACCGTCTTGTACAAGTTGATTTTGGTTATTATATTTTCCTTCAACAGTATACAATTCATCTTCACGTACTTTAATCTCATCTTGAATTGCATTCATTTTATT